GTATAAATTAACAATCAAAAGAGTTAGTAAAGATAATCCTATTATTATCAATTTTGATTAATATTTCAATTTTAAACATATGACATAAAATATGTCAAGTGGTATTAACAATCTATATGCCTTATATAATTAAATGATGTCTAAAATTGAAATAGTTTAAATTCAAAGAATTATTATATTTTGTATAATATAACACAAAAAATTGTCACACAATAAAAAAAAGAGATAAAAAAATGATATATTTATAACACCAATTGAATTAGCAAAAAAACACATTAACATGATTGAATATGAAGAAAGTGATATTTGGTATGACCCTTTTAAAAATAGCGGTAATTATTATAATAATTATCCCAATGATAATAAAGTATGGAGTGAAATATTAGAAGGCGAAGATTTTTTTGATTTTGATATGGGAGTAGATATTATTTGTAGTAATCCACCTTATTCAATGATAGATAAAGTTATAAAGAAAAGTATTGAGTTAGAACCTCATACTATATCATATTTAATTGGTATGGGTAATTTAACTGCTAAAAGAATAGAAACACTCAACAAAGCTGGTTATGGATTGTATAAGTGTGTAATGTTAAAAGTTTGGAAATGGTTTGGTTTAAGTTATATTGTATATTTCAAAAAGGGTGAAAATAATTGTATTGATATTGATAGAACAATATATTATTGATTGATACGTTTTTATTTAAAGTTTATTTTCTAACGTCATTGTATATAAAATGGATTACAAGAAGTTGAATCAAGATTTAAAATTTGGATTGTTAAGTGAAGAAGCAGCACATGAAACATTAGAAGGCGTATTTGGTAAATTAAATAAATCAAAGGATAATCCTCAGATGGGTAATTTTTATGAGTTTGATAAATATAATGATAATTACTTTCTTGAGATGAAAACAAGAAAGATAAATCATAATAAATTTTGTAGTTTATTTTTTGGAGAGAATAAATATATTGAAGGTAAGAGATTATTAAAAGAAAATCCTAATTTAAGAATATTTTTTTTATGGAAGTGTTATGATGGGATATTCGGGTGGGAAATTGATAGTAGTGAATTCTGTGTCTGCAAGAGAGGGCGGACTGATAGAGGTAAGAGAGAGATAGATGATTGTGTTGATATTAAGTTAAAGTACATCAAGCCACTCCATGAATTACTAAATTAAATTTCGTTTTATTCTCATTAATTATTTATAGATAATTTTATTATAACCTCTTAATGACAAAACAATTAATGAGATTAAATATTAAACCCACTTACTCACTAGTACCAATACCTAAGTCGGGACATAGGGGGGTCAGTCATGTATATAGAAAGAAAACTATCTATGCAGTCTTCTTACATCAAAAACATTATAAATCAAAAACTTTTAAGACGCTAACAGACGCATTATGTCATAAATACATTAAAATATTGAAATATAAGGCTAATATCGGCATATAATCCATTATTATACCATTTAAGCGTCGGTATATCTTAAATTATACCCCTTTTTGACCTATTTAAAGTATATATTTTAAAATATATACTCTTTAAACCCCTTATTTGGGTATAATAATGGATTATTGACCCATTTTAGGTCTATTAAATGGTATAATTTAAGATTAGTTTGTTTTTTAATAATTAAATCTGAATTAAAATATAGAATAATATATTCATGGGAAAGGGTGGAGCTAATGCATATCCCGGATGGTGGGCTTCAAGTGATGAACCGGTTACGCGAGATAGACCTAACAAAGAACCGATGCCGAATTACTATAAATCTCAACAAGATAAAGATAGAGAATATTACGATCAATATTATAAAGAGAAAGGTTATCGTCAACGAAGACAAGAGTTTGAAGAAGATTTTAAAAAGAGATTTATGTACGGTGAATTCTTTGAAGAAGAAGAAAAAGGATTTGTAAATAACAATCCTCAAGACATTCATCCTATATTTAAAATAAAAAAATCCTCTAGTGAAGAGGACTTTAAAAAACAATATAAAAAACTAATTTTAAAACATCACCCCGACAAAGGGGGCGACTCATCTATATTTATAAAAGTAAAAGACGCATGGGAGGCAATTAAAAAAAAATTCATTTAATCTTCATTATTAAAACAATAATAATTAAATTTATCTTGTAGTTTTTCTTCGGCACCTTCAAATATATCGCTGTATACATTTGTAGGGACTTCAAACTGATTATCTAATTTTTCAATTTCTACCTCAACAACCTCATTTACATAATCAATAGTCAGTCGTGTTTTTAGTTTTCTTCTATCTTTATCATTCATATCCTTACCTTCACTCATATATTTATCGTGATATGGTTTAGTTTTTTTATCGCATATATCATAAAAGATATTTCTAATCTTATAAAATTCTCTGTGTGAATAAGGAATTTTATTTATTTTTTCTTCTTCTTCTTCTTCTTCTTCACTTGAACTATCTTCTTCTTCTGTATCAAAATGAACTACAATAGGTTTAGGTTTTTCAACTGGTTTTTCAACTACTTCTTCGATAATTTCTTCTTCTTCTTCTTCTTCTTCTTCTTCTTCTTCATCACTATCATCGAGTGCCTCTCTTACACTAATTACATTATTGACTAAATCTTCAACAGCATCAACAACATCAACATAAATCTCTTCTTCATCTTCACTATCTCCTTCAAATTCTTCTTCTTCTTCTTCTTCACTTGTTTCAATAATAAGACATTCTTTAATTTCATGAATTTCAATAGGTTTAGGTTTTTCTTCTACTACTTTGGGCATATGTTTCATTTTTGTATTTTCAGTCATAAGAAAATCAATCTGATTATCTTTATCAATTAATTGTTTCTTAAGTTTTTCAATCTCTAATTTTAGATTGTTATTTTCACTAACTAATTGATTGTTATTATTTTCAATTCTCTCGGGACGTTTCGGCATAACCTTACCTTCACGCTCTAATAGATAAGTCTTTTGCCTTGAGATATTCTTTTCAATTTCTTTTAATCTCCACATGTTAAAAGCACTAAATTTAGGAGTATTTTTTTTGCCTTCTTTAATTAATGTTTTTAATTGACTTTTATAACACGCTTTAGCATTAGCGTTTTTAAATTCTTTACATTGTAGATATTCATTTAATATTTTGTTAAATCTTTTTTGATGGACTTCATAATCTTCATCTAATGGTTTTAGACTAAAGTATGCTTTGATTTCAGCTTCAGTAAGTGGATTGACATTTAATTGATTTAGGAATTAGCATTTTGTTTTATATATACTTAACTATAGATAATAAATTATCTTTAAACCCTTTTGTCAATTTTAGACAATATTTCAATTTTAGACATATCATAAAATAAAACCCTTATATGAATTAGAGAGTAATAACAATATTATTATCTTCATGTTTAAAAATGACATAATTTAAAAATCGCAATAAATAAAGATTTTAATATTTTGATTTCTTCTTCTTACTCGATGTGTTTGATTTTTTATAACCTTCAAAAACCTTTTCGGGTTTTATTTTCTTGTCATCATGTAAATCTTTTTTAATATCAATTTGAACTTTATTATGATCCTTGATTGGTTTCACATTAATTGATTTCTTTTTTTTTTCTTTGTTCATTGAGCTTTGAAATGTGGGCATTATAATAATATTAATTATAATTTTTTTTCTTAATTATTTTTCATTAAAAAAATATCTATAATATTATAAAATGAGTTTAGTCGTTACGTCAAATATTGCTACTGAAGATGACCCATCGTTTTCTAATGTATTCAAGCCTTTCTCCTATCAAAATAGATTACTTAATACCATGAGAATCCCTCCTATGAGTGAAATAGCTTTACAATCTGCAAAAATCAATAAGAATGGTTTATTTATTCTTGATAGGGCTAATAGTGGTTTCTGTCATTATTTTGGTACTCCTATTGAAGATTTACATGATGTTAGTATTGAAAATTCTACAACTCAACCCTTTAGAGCTGTAATTGGTGCTGGTGAAGCATTTAGGGCGGGAGACAAAAAGAATGAAGTCAATATTGATGATATGGCGAATGAAATTAAAAAGGGTATAGACCAAGCAGCATTTCATCCTTCTTTGATTACGGGTGAAACTACAACCGGTATTGCTGTTGATGCTCTCTATGATGGAACTAGTGCGTCATTCAAAGGTTTTAAATTTGTTACTACACAGCAGACAGCTAAAACTATTAGAGTTGATAAAGATATTGTTTTTACTGATATATCTAAAAATAATGAATATAATTTTACACAAGACGAGGGAGTAGTTACTACCACTGATACAAGAGGATATTACGTACAAAATCGTGAGTATCCAATAAGTCAAAATTCTGGAACATGTATCTTTAATTTTAAGGATGCTAATGCTATTGCGTCTACTCCTTGGTTTGTTGGATTATCAAGAATTAATAGAGAGAGAAATATTGGAGGTGGTGATTTTGATTATTTACCTAATTATTTTGATGATACGGTTGCTTCTACCGGTTTGGTTATTCAAGGACAAATGAGATATGGTGATATTGCTGTTTCTAGATCAATTGTAGGCGGTGTCCCAACATTAAGAGTATTTCAAAGTGGGTCTAAAAGTGATGCTGGACTTCAGCAAGGTATTTGTATGAATGAGGTTATATATTATGGAGCACATAATGCTAATTTCGCAACTGCTTATGATATAGGGCAAAATCTTAGTAATTATGAAAAAGTTAAATTTGTATTGAAAAATGAAGAATTACAAATATTTTTAATTGATGATAAAGCAGCAGAAGTATTACTATGTGATTATACAACCTTGAGGGCGGCTGGTGCTGTTAAAAATCAATGTTTAAATCCCGTGAATGCTGCTAAATGGGCTTTATATCCTACGATGGCTGTAAGCGGTGGTTTCGCTGCTGGTGCAAGAAGTCTAACTTTAGAAAGTATGGAACATTACACAGCATACCCTAAATTTGATGTAACTAAATATTTTAATTATGATTGGTGGGGTTGGTCTCAACAATATGGAGAAACTGAATTTTGTAAGGCACTTGAAATGAGAGCTTGGAATAATCAAGCATCTACTGTAAAGGAGCATGGTGCGGGTGCTAATGGATTACTAGCACCGAAAGGATTAAATGTTTCAAGTGGTATGGATAATTATGATTCTATACTTATTACAGCAAGAAGTGGTGCTTATGGAAATTCTACAAATGAATGTAATACTCAATTTACATTAGGTTTTTCGGGTGATCCAATATCTAATCCAACATCTGTTGATTTAGTAGATACAACTGAAAGCACATCTACGCCTAAACTTGTATCTAATATTTCATTATTCATTAGATTAAATAATTTCACTCAAAATAGTGTTAACGCAAGACAAGGAACAAATTCAAAGATTATAGCCCATTTACCTCGCTTTGATAATAGTGGTAATGAGACGGGAGGATTATATTTTGAACCACATGAAAAAACATATTTATCATTAAATAATCCCGAAGAAATTTTAATTAATTCATTTGATGTAGATATTGTATATGATAATGAGACTTTATGTACTGCTTTGACTGGTAAGACAATAGTGTGTTTTCATGTACGGGCTTCTAAATAAATCTTTCAATTTTAGACATCACCTTAATTATAAGGCTTATATAGAATTCATTTCTCTTGACATATTTTATGTTATATGTCTAAAAATGAAATATGTTTAATATTTAAAAATAATTTTCTATGTATAATTATATAAATAATATGGATCTCACAGAGTCTCAAATTGCTAAAGTATTATCTGATTACAAAAAGAAGCGAGAAAAGGAGAATAAATATTATCATGAAGTTAGTAAACATAATGAAGAATTTAAATTAAAGAATAGAGAAAGAGCAAAGAATCATTATCATAGTAAAGGTAAGGAGATGAAATGTAATCAATATCAAGAGAATAAAGAATTTGTGAAAGCAAGGTCATTATATAATTACTATAAGAAGAATAATAACCTTGATAAATTTAAGGAAAAGCATGAATGTAAATGTAAAATCCTTATAGAGAAAGGCTTTGAATTATAGCGAAGCTTATCCATGATTTAGCGAAGCTTATCTGCGATTTAGCGAAGCTTATCCATGATTTAGTTAGTTTTTTTACCATTACTTTTTTAATTTTTATATATATAATATATAAATGAGTGAATACGTTGATACTAAACTTATTAATTGTAATCGTCTTGCTTCAGTTCAAAGTAGGACTGGTAATGATTCTAATCCCGCTATTTTTACAAATCCTTTAAATGAAACAGTGCGACTAGATGTTGGTGATAAAGTTAGTCTAGAAAGAGCCTTTGTTAATGAGTTGGGAGCGGGTAATGCTCAAACTATTGAATTTAAAGGTGAAAGCAAAGGTAGTAATCCAGTTGCAACATATAGTAAAATTGATTATCATGATTATTATAGAAAAATGGCGACTACTTATGACCCTAAATATCGTTTAGGATATTATAGAAGTATTACCACAACTGAAGCCAGTGATGAAGAAGTTGATTTAAGAGATAATTTAGCACCTTTAGTTTATGGTTATTATATTACAGCAAATGAATATCCTAATTATATTCAACAACCAAGAAGATTTATAAGTGAATATGATACGCGTGGTCAAATTGATAGGACTTACCCAGATCAATATTCTAAATTTGATGGGTTGGATCAAGGAAGAACTAAATTTGTTACCAATATCCGTTGTTTTTGTTTTGCTGATTGGATTTTTAAAGTTGGCGAAGGTAGTACTAAAATATTAAAACAAAAAGTTGATAATAAAAGATTTACATTATTTATTAAAGATAAGATTGCTTACAGCATTGGTGCTAAAGGTAAAGATGGTTTGGGTAATAATGATACCGAGCAATTCCCTAAAAATTATCATAATGGTATTTTTCAAGAAGCAAAATATATAAGATATCGTGAAAAACTTGATATTAAAGTGAATAAAGGATTTAATACTCCATCTGCAGTTGCTTCACAAATTACTCAACAATTAACTGAAACTAAAAATGAGGATATCTTTCAAATTTATGACCAAGATGTTAATATAAGAAGTGTAACAAAAACAATTGAAACAAATACCTTTAAACCCATCAATTGTCAAAATATTTATAATGTATGTGAAGAAACATTAACTAAATATTTGGAACAACCTTTACCAGTTACGGATGCTAATATAGAACAGTTAGCAGTTGATTATATTTCTACATTTGGATATATTGCTGTGAAGAGACCCGAGATATTTGAAAGTGGTAGAAACATGGCTAAATTATTAAATGACCAACAACCTACTATTAGAGATAGTGGTGGAACAATAAGACTAGATAAAAAAGATGATTTTGAAGGATTCCAAACAGTAGGAACTCAAGGTATTCCAGCGACGCAAAGTGTTAATGAAGATACAAGTATTACTTTTAATGTTTTATATACTGAAGCAAACTTATTGGCTATAAGAGACTTTTTTGATACTCAAGCATTATATCCCGAATTATGGGATAAATTACAAGAATCCATATTATATGAAGATTTTAAATTAGGAACAAATATTTTACCTACCTTTGAAAATAGTAGGTTCTTCCATATGAATGTTTTTACAACAGACCAAACAGCAACTTTTAATACACAAACTTTTGGAGATGATATGTTTAGTTTAAGGGGTGGATTTTTTGATAGTGAAGACCAAATGACTTTACCAGTATTTTTTAAATATGATGATACATTAAGAGATAAATTTATCCCAGCAAATGAATATACAAGTGGATTAAGCATGGGTTTTGCTATTCCAGTAAGAACAGCAAATTATGATGATAGTGGTAATAGATTAGATGATATATTTTTGATTAAAGTTACTAATGATGGTGTTGGTGGTGTTTCTAGAAACTTTTTTAATGAAACATCGGGGGCAAATGTAGAAATTAAAGAAGGTAGAAGAATAGGTTATGATTTTCATAGTTCAGCATATTCAACATGTATATTAACTCCTTATAGTGGATATACAAATACTGATATTGGAGTTGTAGCAAGTAATCAAACTGGTTCGGGAGGAATTGATAGCACCTTTCCATTCCCCGGAACAATTAATTTTATCAGAAGTTATATTAATTTGGATAAAGTTACTGATTTAAATCCATATATGACAATGACTTATGTAGGTGCGAATAATCCCGAATTAAGATATAACGGTGAAACAAATAGATTTGAGTTATCTAGATTTCATACTGGTAATAATGTTGGTAATGATAGAAATGCTGGAAATGGTGCTACGTCAATTAATAGTGATACAAGAACACCAGCATTATCTTTAGATGAAAGGACAATAGCACCACCATCAGTTAATCAAGATGCCGGACAAACAGTATATAAAATTAATCCAAGACCTTGTCAATTTGGTTTTAGTCCTACTTTTAAACCCTATCAAAGAAATGATCAAGCGTATAGGACTAATGTTTATCCCGAAACTCCCAAGGAAATACAAACAACTTATAGCAATGATGGAGGAAACACACAAAAATATAATGCTTGGAATGATAATATAGAAGCTTATACAGTATTTGATTCACATGGTGGTATTTATATTGATGATTGGGGTTTTGATAGAGATAATTGGGAAGATAGCTTATGGGATATTTTAGGTTTTGATTATGATGCTGTAAATGCTCCTCCTTCAAATTTAAATGTTTTAACAAGAAGAGTTGATAATGAAAATAGTGATTTATTATATCGTCCAACAACTAATGCTGAAGTAGTAACAACTGATACTAAAAGTTATATTACAAATGAATATGGTGCTGTTATGTATTATACATCATTACCTTATCCTAATTGTGTTGTAGATTATAGGGCAAGGCATCTTGGAGGTAATTATTTATGGACTTTTTCCGGTGATGCCGGTGATACTGCCAGAACTGCTTCAAATGCTAAACCATTAGAACTTTGGGGTGAAGTTAACATATTAACTACAAGTACTAATATAACTGCATCATCTATTCAAAAGAGTGTATTAAGACCATATTATACAATAAGAAGTAATATTTTAGAAGGTGCGACAGCTATTGGTGGTAATCCTACTGGTGCTAATCTTCCTATAATTGGTATAGTGGATAAATACTCCGGTGCTTCAGATTATTTCTTAGGTAATCCAAGTGATATAGAATTTACAATAACTAAACCAACAATGCTCGCTGATATTACAACATCTATCCATGATAGTGATGGTAAATATGCTAATGTTGATAAAACAAGTGCTGTTATTTATAAGATACAAAAAGTAAGAAGGACTCCAATAGGATTGATTGATGAAATACTAGGAGATGACAAAAAAAAGAAAAAAAAGAATTAAATAAAAATATATATTAGTAATATAAAATGGAGTATTCTAAAGTTACATCAAACTGGAGTAAAGAAGAAGTAGATTCATGGTATGAAGGTAAACCGGGATGGGATGAATATGGTGGGGAATGGGGTAATGAATGGTATGATAGACTTGTTGTATCTTATAAATTTAAGAAAGAATGGACTTATCAAGAATTAGTTGAATCTGTTGATGAAGATATTAGACAAGAATTAAGTATAGATGATATATTTGTTAAATACGCAGAATAATTTTCTATATTATATATATAAAATGGATCAAGTTTCTTATGAAGAAATTACAAGTATATTGGCTATATTTGGTAGACCGGATTTAATACATGAATTTAAGGAGAATGTTAAGATAGATCCCGATTATGTTCCCCAGTTTACAAGGCGAGATAGTTTAAGTGATAGTGAAGGTTCTGCAACAAGTGAAAGCGATTATGAAGTTGAAGAAGATGAGAATGGTTTCAAAAGCATAAAGTAATTTTCTAACTATTAATATGTAATTTAAATTTTAATATTTTATCATAATATATAATATTATGATTAAGATGGTAATAGAAAAAGGTACGGCAAAGAAGAAACTTAAGGCAATATTTTATGACGATAAAGGAAAAAAGATACGAACCGTCCAGTTTGGAAGTAAAGGTATGAGTGATTTTACTATTAATAAAGATAAAGAAAGGAAACAAAGATATTTAGATAGACATAGAAAAAGAGAGAATTGGAATGACCCTATGACTGCGGGAGCATTAAGTCGTTGGATACTTTGGAATAAACCGACGCTTGAGGCTTCTATCAAAGATTTTAAAAAGCGTTTCAAATTAAAATAAATATCTAATATATAATAAATGTTATTCTTTATTTTAGCGAAGCTTACCTTTGGTTTATCTCAAATGATAAAATCTCCTTATGATTCAAATGGTTGTTGTTTAAGTTGTGGGTATACATGGTGTGAAACTTTAAATGAATGTGTTAGAGTATGGGAAACATATTGTCAATCATTAGATGATGGTCATTAATGGTATAAATCTAATTATGTCATTTTTAGACATCACCTTAATTATAAGGCTTATATAGAATTCATTTCTCATGACATATTTTATGTTATATTTCTAAAATTGACATATATAGATTAATTACACTTTTCACGATTAGTAACATCCGGAAAAGGGATTCGTGTATTCTTGTTGAGGAGGAGCGACCGCTCTCCTTAATTGTGCCTTAAGTGCTTCTTGTTCTTTATCTTTTTCTTGTTGAATTTTCTTTTTTTCTTTTCTTGATTTACGAATTTTTTCATAATTCATGATAGCTTGCAATTGTGCTTCTTCTAAATCTTGTTTAGTAAATGAATTTTCTTTTACAAAAGTTTTAGGTGGGTTAGAAAATGCTCCTTCGGTGCCATCATCTTCAACTTCTTCTTTTAATTTCTTAACTCTTTTAACTTTTTGTTTCTTCAAGAGTTCTTTTTCTTCTGTTTCTAATGCTTTGTTTTCTTTTCTTTCTTGTGCTTTCTTCTTCCTTGACGCCATAGCTTTCTCTCTTGCTAATGCTAGTTTCGCCTTGTGTTCTTCGGTCATAGGAGGACGCTTCTTACGTGGTTTACCTTTCTTAGTTAATTTAACTTCTGCTTGAGGTTGCTCCTTTGCTTGAGGCATATTAAATATCTCATCTATATTCATGTCTTCTCTCTTTGATTTGGTTTTAGGTACAACTTTTTCAATTAAGTCTTCACTTTCTATCTCATCTTGTGTCTTATCTTTGTCTTGATTGAATTCATCAATAGTTTCATTATCAATAGTAGATTCTTCATCACCACTTTCATCACTCATGTCATCGGGGATAAAATCCATCTTTACTTCTGGCATAAAACTCATCCTTTTATAGTATAAAACATAAAAAAAATCTCTATAAATTATTAAAATTTATTTATTATTATTACAAAATGATTACTCTTTATACTTTCTCAAATTAACTTGTAATTTATATCAAAAGTAGAATTAATCTATATATGTCAATTTTAGAAATATGTATTGAAAATCTTATAGAGAATTTGAAATACATGGACCTTTATAATTAAAGTGATGTCTAAAATTGAAATAATTAGATTTATACTAGTTTATCAATGCTCAATGTCTCCGGTTCGGGTTCGGGTTCTAATTGTTGAGAACCTTGACGTTTCAGAATTATATTTTCTTTTTCAAGAATTTCTTTTTCTTTGTTTAATATTTTATCTTGTTTCTTATCTTGTTTCTTATCTTTTAGTTTTTGAGATTGTTCTTTTAAAGATTTCATTTCTTCTTCATTTGGTGGTCTTCTTTCACATTGAAATAAGTAACATAAATTAACCTTACAATGACACTTGCTCTGCCACACAACTAATAATAATGAACCGATAGCACCCGCAACCATTACAACAAAACCTCCTAATTGGTCTACTGAATAGTCTTGAAGTTGTCCCTCACTTTCACTCATCTTATATGTATTATTTATTTTTTAATTTTCTTATGAAATATAATAATATTTTGATTAAATATATGAGCGATTATTCTAGTCCCTTTGAATCAAAACCTATTGAAAAAGTGAAAAATGAAATTCACATTATCAATCAAAACATTAATAAAATCAAAGTGGATTTAATAAGCATGAGAGCTGATATATCATTAATTAAAGACTATATTAAGAAGCAAGAAAAGAAGGAAGAAGAGATAAGCAAAGGATGGATATGGTGAGTTTTTAATATAATTTTTTTATGTAATTCTATTATAAATGATTAAAGTATTAGAACTATTTTCGGGAACTGGTTCAATTGGTAAATGTTGCAAGCAATTAGGTTGGGATGTTGTTTCAGTTGATTTACTTTTACCCGCTGATCATGAATGTGATATAATGGATTTTGATTATAAACAATATTCAAAAGATGAATTCGATATTGTTTGGGCATCACCACCATGCACAGACTATAGTAATCTTCAATCGTGTTGGTTGGGTAGAAAGAAGAAAGACGGCATAATTTATACAAAAGAAATCATGGAAAAGAACATGGATGAAGCAGATAAACTGGTTTTAAAAGCATTTGAAATTATTGAATATTTTAATCCACATTATTGGTTTCTTGAGAATCCCGCAACTGGTAAATTAAAGCATAGAGATATCATGAAAGATAAACCTTTTTATGATGTTTCATATTGTATGTATTCAGATTGGGGATATGAAAAAAAGACACGTATATGGACTAATAAGAAGGATTGGAATAATTTAATTTGTGATAAAAGTGGTTCTTGTGGTAACATGATTCAACGCAGTGCACAACATAATAAAGTATTGGGTAATGGTTATGAAATGATAGACGGCAAGAAGGTATTATGTAACACAAAAGAATTAAGAAAAAAACATAAAGCAAGAATGGGAACAAGTAAAACAGTAATGGATAATGGTGAAATCATAAGAGTTAATACTGCTGAATTAAGAATAAAATATAAAGATTATGAAAATGTAAATAAATCACTTAATAATGAAACTGATAAATTAGATAGATATAGAATACCCGAAGATTTAATATTTAGTTTATTACTAGATTAAAAATAAATATTACATCATATATATAATGCCCAAGAAAGCCAAAGCAGAACCCAAGAAGACTGTTCCGAAAGTTCTTAAGGTAAAGGATGAAATACCTTCTGAAAAGTTCGCTGATATTCATCCATACCTTCCGAGCATGCCTTCACTCTGTTTAATTATCGGTTCAGTCCGTTCTGGTAAAAGTAATCTTTTAGTGAATTATTTCTGTAATGAAGATTTTTATAAAGACAAGTTTGATGTTGTGAAGTTCGTATCTACTACATTACACACAGATAATAAAGGTAAAATCCTCTCAAAACACTTTGATTGTATGGATCATTATGAAGATAATATTATTGAGAATATTAAGAAGTCACAATCACAATATGAAAACAAAGAAGACCGACCAACTTATGCTCTGGTTATGGATGATGTATTAACAAAAGATTTTAAGAAAACAAATCAAGTGTCATTTTTTTCAACAAGATTCAGACATTATATTGATTTTTATATTATCGCAGTTCAGTCATTCCGTGCTGTATCTGGTATGATTCGCGGGAACTGCACAGACGTTATCATATGCAAACAGCAGAACCAAAAGGAATTAGAAAAGATCGCAGAAGAATATGGAGATATG